TCATCAATCTGCTTTTGCAACTCAAGTTCTTTCTTCTGAGTATGCCTACGCAAATCTCCGTATCGCTTCTTAAAACTTTTTTCTTCTGGATTAGAAGGTTCTTCCCCTTCAAAATCCTCAGCATCTTGTGCTTTAGCTTCCTGTGGTTTGTTGTCCTCAGATAGCTGTTTTAGTTCTTCTTCTTCTTTTTCAATGCGTTCCTTGTTAGCATTACGTGTTGCAAAGCCCGTCATTGTTTTGGTTTGTACTTCTACTTTTTGGAGTTCCATCTTTTCCTCGTTGGTTGGGGCTAACAGTTGCCACACATGGTGGGGTATTAGGTAGCCATTGTTAAGGGGTAAATTTTATTTCTTAGATGCCAGCCCCTTACTGGCAGTCTTCTTAGGTGTAGTCACTTTCTTGCGAGGAGCAAGCAGTGGTTTTTTGCTGTATTTTACCATAGTGCTGCTAATAAGTCCACCCTCTGCTGCACCAATTGTTTCTACCTCTTTGTATCCGTAAGGGATTGGAGACAAAGGCTCATCGTCTTTAAAAGAGATTAATGTACTTTGACCGGATTCGTTTACAAACTTTTTAAGATCATACTTAGCAGGCAATACTTGAGTTAGACCTACAACATTTGTGCCAGTTATATCTTCAACAGAGGACTCTTCTCCGGGAGAATAGCGTGAACGTGATCTATATGTTAGTTGCCCTGTTGAGGTATCAATACCCGAAGGTAGTAGCTCCCCTAAAATACTTTTAGAAATTTCACCACTTACAAGTCTCTTACCAGCTTTTTCTAATCCAGTATCTGGAGTAGGAGGAGGTGTGTACATTTCATTTGCAGAATAGGAGGCAGCTAAATTTTGTGCTATTGCCCCCTCACCTACACCACGGGCTGTCATTGCTGCTACATCATCGGCAGCAAAAGATTGTACTCCCTCTTGCTTTAATATTTGTGCAATCTGTTCTTCGCCTGCTCCTGCTGATCTAGCACTTTCTGCCTGTGCTGCTAAGAATTCTGCATCTTGTGCTGCATTTGGGCTATAAGTGTTACCAATACCTAACTCATTTTTAATGGCACCATAGCCTTCGCTTATTCCACTAGTTACCCCAGCTGTTACACCGCCTGTTACGGCACCTCTAGTAGCACCTTCAACAATATCTTTGCCTGCAACAGCCGATCTAACTGCACCAGAGCCTGCACCTATAGTAGTACCAGAAGCAACAGCCCCACCAAAACCACCACCGGCAGCCTGAGAAATACCGGGAGCAAACTGTGTACCCGCATATGAAAGACCAAAGGATGTAGCTATCTGGATAGGGTCACCGCCATTAATAGCAGTATTAGCTGCAGCAATGTACGGGATGTACGTCAGGGATGCACCGGCAGTTACTGGAGCTAGTGCAATAGCAGCTATAGTAGCTACTGTGCCTACGTCTACCTGCTGTAATACCTCTTTATCAAAACTTTCAAGAGTATTCTCTACAAAATCAACCGTTGACCCTGCTGTATTTTCTACAAAATCACCTATTGACGATACTGTATTTTCTGCGAACTTAGCAACATCAGATACAACTGGAATATTACTGCCGCTCATTTACCGATCTCCATAGTTAATTTAAACGTGCCGTTATCTTCTTGCACAGACAGGGGATACTGTAATTTCTTTAGCATACTTAACAGGTTAGCATTTGTAGTAGTAGTCTGAATACGTGTAGTGCCTACGTTTTGTAATGTCTGTATTCCTGCTTTAATAGAGTCTTGTAACTTCTTTGGATCATCTTTAGTAAACAGATGCACTTCCATTGTAGACTGATCTACTGGCATACCAACAAAGACCGTGTCAGAAAATCTAACTATTGCAGCTTGTTTTTTAGCAGCACGTATAGTGAGTGAACGTAAGAATACATCTGTATTCCCTTTATATCCTTCTGCAGCTAAACTATCTGTAACAATTTTAGAAGGGGTCAGACCCTCAGTAGGAGCATGCATCAATGTCTGATCTATGTCTAACTTCCTATTCTGCATATTCTTTGCAGTCTCTTGAATCGTAGCCATCTGCTCTGATGTTAGAGTAGGAGGTTCTTCAGTAGCAGGTGATTTAGTAGGAATAGCTTCAGGTGTCTGTTGCATAGCAGATGCAGCAGGTTGTTCTGCAGGAACTTGTTCCATGGGCATTACATCACCACCTACAACCATCTTCCTCTCTTCGCCTTCCATCTCAGCCATGATGTCATCTAACTCAGACTCAAACTCACCATCATCTTCCTCGGTAGCCTCTTCTGGATTGGACATTTGTCCCATATCCTCCATTTTCTTTAAGCCTTGTTTAGCTGCTTGACGCATCTGCATTAAACGCTCTAAGCCAATGAAGCGAACTACGTCAGCTGGAAATACAAACTCCCCCTCACTAAGTTGTGCTGGGATGTCATCACGCACTTCTTCTTGCATAGAACCAACAGGGACATCATTCCCACTTACTGGGTCTACTGTGCCGCCCTCTTGAAGCATGCCACCTCTTTCTAGAAGTTTTTTAGTTTGTTGCTTTGCTTTCACTTGACCGCCTTTAGCCATACCTGCTTGCTCTTTAGTTATGCCTGCCTCATCTGGATTCTTACCAGTCCTCTTCATATACTCTTCTTTCCATGCAGTTGGATGCTCTTTAGATTTAAGCATCTCCCCAGTTTCTGGATTGGAAGAAGCCCAATGGTATTTATTTTTATCAAAAGGATCTCGTTCTGGTCTTATTCCAGACTTCCATGCAGAACGATAGTCATAATCTTTTGTATTTAAATCGGGTTCTTCCCTGTATTCTTTTACATACTCTTTAAACCAAGCAGTACCACGAATACCCTTTTGGAATTCCTGTTCTTCTTTATCCGCTTGTTTTTTCGGCATTGACTTCGTCTCTTAAATGTTTAAGCTGTCTTAGTGCTGTGATTGCACCTTGAGCTTGATATAAATTAACGGGTTCTACAGACTGCTCTAACTTCTTTTGATGCAACTCAATGTGGTAGTCAAGCATATCTGTAAATGCTTGCCACTGGAGATTTGTATTAACCAAGCCCTTGAGCTTGGGGAGGTACTGCTTGCTGTTGTTGTGGTTGCTCATTGCCTGTGAATCCTTGTTCTTGTGGTATAGGTGCCATGCCGATACCAATGTTACCACCGCCTGTACCAGCTGTATCTGCTACACCGGGAACACCCTGTGTTGCTGCTGCTGGGGGTTGGGATTGTTGCATTAGTACTGCCTGTCTTGCTGCCTCATCTAAACTATTTGTAACTTTATCTGGGTCAAGATCCATTGCTTTAGCTATCTCCCTGATAATATATGGGAATTTAGCAAAGGGTGCAAGGGCTGGACTACTAGCCACCTGCAAGAATTGCATGAGTCTTTGACTACGTACTTCGTTAGCCATAAGACTTTCAGTACCACGAGCCTTAACTTCTAAGTCACCTTTAATTTCAACGTCAAAATCAAATTGCATATTGAAGCTAAAGAATGCCTCACCTAAAGGACGTAATAAATAATCATCTACGTTTTTAATAACTGTCTTAATACTTCCAGAAGCAGCATTCATTAACATGCTAATACCACTAGCTGTTCTACCTACACCCGCTACGCCTGTCTGCCCATGTGAGAAAGAAGGAATACCTGTAGATTCATCCGCTAAGATACGTGCTTTATCAAACAATTGTAAGTTCTCATTGGATACATTAGGAAACTTTGTACCAAAGATAGCCTGACCGGGAGCACCGCCTTGTCTACGGAATACCTTTCCGGGATACACAGACAAGTCTTGACCGGGAACGAGATTGGTTTCATCAACCTCAAATACAAGATTGCCAGATAGGACCGCATTGTCCACCGCCATACGCATGAAACCATTCATTAAAGTTTGTGTGTCATCCATGTTTTCTGCGACACCGATACCAAATAGAGAATAGGGGTTTAGTTCGTAGGGGACAGCATAATACGGGATCCTAGCTGGCTTAAAAGGATTTAGTACCATTCTTAAAATACGACCATTGCAATACCACACATTGGCTTGTAATTCATCTGCTGCACCTAACTCAGCAGGAATCTTTACATCGTTGGCTTCGAGCATCTCTCTCTCTACTGCACCCCAAAACTCTAATACTTCAAATCTATCAATGCCTTGATCTACTTGGTAATCATTTAAATCGTCTTCCCAATACTTCTTGGTATAGGATTCACCTCGTGTAATAACATCATCAATTACATTAGCACGGAACATCGGACGTTTCTTTAATCCACGCAATTGGCTACGGCTCATCTTGTGCCGTTCAATAACATATTGAGCCTCATCCATATTGCTGGCATCTGGATCTGAATAAAAATTCCAGACACTTACATGCGAAGTAGAAGGTACTGTTTTAATTAAAGGAGAGTATTCTCCATCTTCACCCCAGTTCGCATATTCTTTATCTACAGCAAAAGGTCCCTTCATGATACCAGTACCAAAAAGAGCCATCTCAAATGCAGTAGACCTTAATTGTTTTGAAGCATTGCTTTCATCTAGCTGATCCTTAATTTTCTTTTCCATCTTCTTAGCAGCAATCATTGCTGGACTAAATGTAGCTGAAGTAGGAGTAACACCGGGACCTTCATTTAAATTTTGAATACCCGAAAGTTCTTCTGTGAGAGGACCTAATCTTTCTTGTAGTGTTTTAAATGTTGCTCCGGGAGGCAAATCTCTGCCATCACCTTTGTAGCCATAAGGAGAAAAATCAGGTACTGCGTCTCTGAGCTTTGCTTCACTAGGATCAAAATGCACGTCCTCCACTACGCCTTCTGGAAGTACAGTTGGATCTACACTGATTGGGAAATTGTTATTAGAAAATAGAACATCTACAATTTGACCATAAGCTGCAAGAGTTTTAGTCTTTGTAACTTTAATAAAGACTCTGCTTTTCTCTGCTTCGGTAAACTGCACATCAGGACCGTATAGTCCACGATAGTTACGATAGGCACGTAACCATCTTTCTTCATCATTGCGTCTTGTAGTCTCAGCCTTATGATACTTTTCTAATAAAAGCTGTACCATAGGACCCGCTACTTTGTCCTCATCATTAATATTATCAACGTCTTTTAAATTAATGGATTCGTCTTCAGTATAATTCTTTTCTGCCATTCTATGTGCCTTTAATATCCAAATGTGGGATCAGCTAATGACATCCCAGACTTCTGGTGTAAGGGATTGTAATCCCATAAGTTACTTCTAGGTCTACTCATAATACCATACCGAAGAGCATCATACAAATGATCTTCTGACTTTGTATCAATATCTTCTGGATTGTGTTTATCCAGAGGAATGATAGGAAGCTGGGCAATTAAATTCGTACAGTTACTAGTTATAACCAATCTTGGCTCTTCTGTAAACTGATCTACCTGTAATCGCCTGTGTATTTCATTCTTACCTGAAACACGACTGCCTGCACTTCTATCTGAGGGTCTCCACCGACACCCTTGCTGAATCATTTGTTCCGCTAAGGATGGACCAGTGTCTCCCCTCTTATGCCAACATGACGAATCGAGTACACCATACCGAATCGTTCCATCATTTTGTTCTAATTCTAAAATCATGTTAGCTAAATCTCTAGCCAACACCTTACTTACGTACAATTCCCTGTAAACAACCAGCTGTTCTGCTGGAGTTACAGCAAACCAGACAACTGCTGAGTAAGAACCGTAGCCATAGTCACCCGATCTGAACTTAACCCAATTTTTAGGTATGTCCATCGGATCAATAACGTGTATTTTCCGATTAAACTCAGAGAATGCTGCTCCTTCTGATACATCCCAGTTACCCTCCAGCAATTGCTTACGTTGATGCTCTGGTAAAGAGAGCAACATTGTTTCATAATCCCCTTGTTGAGCAAGATAGGGGTTATCTGCCAACATAGCAGGTATGAATCTACGTCTAAACAGAGGCTGTCCGTCTTTACTGTGCCCCTTGGGGTACTTTAATACGTCCCCAGTCTCAATATCGGTAGCCCAAAACGATTTTCCCGGTATGGATGGGTCAATAAACATCTTCTTTACCCATGCATGACCCGGTCCACCGGGGTTGGTTGTGGCTCTCATGTAGATTGGCAGGTCTGATGCTGTACTACGTAGACGAGAACGCATATAATTCCATGCAAATGGGGTACTCCACTGCGTCAACTCGTCAAAACCTACCCAACTAAACGCTAAACCTTGGTACCTCAGTACATCTTCGTCTCTATCGAGGTACGAAAACCACAATCTTGCCCCACTTGGTGCTACCCACTGCATCTTTCTCTCTGACCACTTGATACCCGGATAGATCTGGGGGTACATTTCCTGTGATTTCCAGATCAACTCACGCAATTCTTCAGTGGTATGACGCAATAACAACCCACTAAACTGTGAATGTCCCATATATCGCAGGGGATCAGCCAACATCGCATAACTTTTACCACCTCCAGCTGCCCCACCGTACAGTACTTCACGCTCAGGTGCTGCTAAGAACGCTGTTTGTGGACCTGAATTAGGTTTAAATATTACATTTCGTTCACTAATATCTGGTACATGTATTTCATCACCAGTACTCTTCGCATTCGTCTCCTCCATCAATTCTGTTGAGGACGGCTCTTGCTTGTCTTGTTGCTTTGCCACCAAGTCTTTTTTCGTGCTTTTCCGCTTCTTCAATGGCTTTTCTATATTTGGCAGCCCAGCTTCTGAGAGTTGAAGCTTTTGTCTGGTGATACTGCTCATGTTTTATCCTGCTTAATAATCCTACGTGTGATATATACCTACCAGTAACTTTATTCAACCAAGCAGCAACTTCCCTAGAAGGATACTGCTTTAGATATTTCTTTGCTTTTTCTAAAGCATCTAACTCTAACGGTATTGGATCAAGCATCAACGGATCTGTCTCCGATGTCTTGTAACCAAATGGTGCTTCAAATCTACCGTTTAGTTTGGGAATCGATATATATTCCCCCTTCTCTTGTGCATCTTTAGGTTGTGGCAGTATCCATTTACCGATGGTAGAACGGGTTGCCATGTGCTACTCCTCGTCTGTTTTTTCCTTTGGTGGAAGAATCATTAGACCATTCGTAGCTTCAACCTGTAATTTCTCAGTTTTAACCAAGCCTACTCGATCCAATAGATCCTTAGCAGCACTTAGTTTATCACGCAATCCTAATTCTGTCGGGTCAATCATACCACTGACAAGTGACATAGCTGCACGAGGTGCATTACGTGCCATGTACAATTGGGTACGTTCCATGATCTCATCTTTAATACCTTTGATGATTTCCGATGTTGGGCTATTTTCTGAATACCCTGCTAACTCTTTAGCACGTACTACATCGCCACCTGCTTGTTCAAACAGAACCTCTAAAAATTTAGTTTGTTTATCTGTGAGTTCTCTACTCATTGTACTTTCCTAAAAGGTTTTACTTTTTTAGCAATTGTTTTGGGTTGTGCAACAAATTGTTTACCTTTTGCTTTGCCCACTCGCTTAGCCTTTGACGTTGCCGCATATTCCGCAGGAGTAAGAGCTTTAATAGCAGCCTCTGGTAAATACCTTTCCCCGGTCTTGGAGCTTGGCTTTCCTGATTTAGTACGCCACTTTTGTGCACCCCATGACTTAAGAGATAGCTGACTTTGCTTAAGGGCACTCACTTATAGCC